ATGGCAGAGAAAAACATTAATTTATCCGGCCGAGCGACAGATGTTTTGTATGCGCTGTTTTTCCGTGGTGCGCTGCAAAGTGGCGATCTGCCATCTAAATCTGGTGCAGCACAGCTTCGCGATCTGGGGTTAGCTGAAACACGACACACAGCAACAGCCTATGGGAAGGTAAATCATTTTACGTTCCTGACTGCTGAGGGGCAGGAGTTTGCTGTTAAGTACCTGGTTGACACTTGTTTTGGTGTGCCTGGTGTTGCCGGTCGTGTGGTAGTCGCAGGCAAGCTGTACTCTGCCGGTGTTGGCATCAGTATTGAAGGTGACCAGCGCAAGGTAGTGTTTGAGGCTGACCGCTTTAAGAAACACGAGACCGCTGAACCAATCAGTTCAATTACTTCAGTGACTGGCCATGCCATCAAGGCTCGGCTAAGCGATGACATGCTAGAACTGGTTCTCAAGGCTGTACGTGAAAGTGATCTGTTCACATCCCTTCAGGCAGCATCAGCCTCTGACCTGCAACAGGCAGTGGATGACGCAGTGGGCAAGGCTCTCCGCAACGCGATGAGGCCGGGAGGCGCTATCTGGTCAGCCTTCTCACATCGATGACGAATAGATATTTAGACGTCTAAATGGCCGCGATTGAATGCGAAGTGATGCAAAAGATAATCATTATCATTTGAGGGTCCTCCCGGAGGGGTGGCCTGCCACGGGGCGGCTGGCGCGCGGAAAACGGCTAGTTTTTGCGATCTAGGGTCATCATCATCATTTATGCAGGCCTTTGATTTGTTTAAAGGCCGTTTTCGCAAGATGTCGAATCGTTTAAAAAGTGTTCACCATCATGGACCAGGAAATCGCCGCATTAAAACTGAATATCAACCAGCTTGCCGGGATAACCGGCGTACACCGTCAGACGGTTGCCGCGAGGTTGAAAAATGTCGAACCTGCGCCAGGCAGCAACAGCAAATTAAAGCTCTATCTGGTTACAGACATTCTGACCGAACTGATGATCCCCACCGTATCGACGAATATCGACGATATGGATCCATCCGACAGGCTCGCTCACTGGAAAGCAGAGAACGAGAGGCTGAAGTTTGAACAAGATACGGGGCAGTTAATACCCGCTGATGAAGTGGCGCGTGAATTCTCATTGATGGCGAAAGCCGTCGTCATGGTACTTGAAAATCTCCCTGACATACTCGAACGCGACTGCGCATTAACGCCGACTGCGGTTTCCCGCGTACAAAACGTTATCGATGATCTGCGCGACCAGATGGCGGAGAGGGTGAAGGACGCTGAAACAGAGGAGGAAGAGCCAGAGGAGGACTGATGGCAAAGCGGGCATCCGCCAGGGGCATCCGCCGCGATGTTTCCGGTATTTTACGTGCCCCGCGTCGTATGCCGGTGGCCGATGCGGTCGGTACATATATGCGCGTGCCAATGGGGGCAGGAAACTCCGTTCCATGGGACCCGGATCTTGCACCTTATGTGATTGAGCCGATGAATTGCCTGGCCTCGCGTGAATACGATGCGGTTGTGTTTGTTGGCCCGTCGCGAACGGGTAAAACCATCGGGCTGATTGACGGATGGATTGTCTATAACATCGTCTGCGATCCGGCAGATATGCTCGTCATTCAGGTATCAGAAGAAAAGGCGCGCGAACATTCAAAAAAACGTCTGGACCGTACTTTTCGCTGCAGCCCTGAAGTTAAAAACCGGTTAAGTCCGAGGCGTAACGATAATAACGTCTACGATCGTACATTCCGCGTCGGTAACTATCTGAAGCTCGGTTGGCCATCCGTCAATATTATGTCGTCCTCTGACTATAAAAGTGTGGCGCTGACGGATTACGACCGCTTTCCTGAAGATATCGACGGGGAGGGCGACGCTTTTTCACTGGCGTCGAAACGTACCACGACATTTATGTCCTCCGGGATGACGCTGGTTGAGAGTTCACCCGGCAGGGATATCAGAGACACAAAATGGCGGCGAACCACGCCTCATGAAGCCCCTCCAACTACCGGAATTTTATCACTCTATAACCGTGGCGACCGCCGCCGCCTTTACTGGCCATGCCCGCATTGTGGGGAATATTTCCAGCCGGAAATGGACAATATGACCGGGTACCGCGACAGCAGCGATCCCGTGCTGGCCAGTGAAGCCGCGTTTCTACAGTGCCCGGCCTGTAAAGGCAGGATCACACCGGACATGAAGCGTGCGCTGAACATGAAATGTGTCTGGCTGAGGGATGGGCAGAGTATCGACCGTAAAGGTCAGGTAAGAGGTGATGGCCGTCGTTCCCGTATTGCCTCCTTCTGGATGGAAGGTCCGGCAGCTGCATACCAGACCTGGGCGCAGCTTATTTATAAGTACCTGACCGCCGAGCAGGAATACGAATCCACGCGCAGCGAAGAAACCCTGAAAACGGTGATCAACACCGATTTCGGCAGACCCTATCTGCCGCGGGCAAGCCTGGAGCAGCGTAAAAGTGAATTGCTCGAGCAGCGTGCCGAGGATGTTCCAAAACGTTCGGTACCGGACGGCGTGCAGTTTCTCACCGCGACCGTGGACGTGCAGGCCGGGCGCGACCGGCGATTTGTAGTGCAGGTTACGGGTTACGGAAGTATGGGTGAGCGCTGGATAGTTGACCGTTACAACATACGGTATTCGCTGCGCTGTGACGGCAACGGGGAAAGCATACAGGTTGATCCGGCAAGCTATCCGGAGGACTGGGATCTTTTGCTCACTGACGTCTTTGAGAAAACGTGGCCTCTGGCATCTGACCCGTCAAAGGGCATGCGGCTTATGTCGATGGCCGTGGACTCCGGGGGCGAGGACGGTGTGACGGATAATGCCTACAAGTTCTGGCGCAGATGCCGCCGGGAGGGGCTGGGTAAGCGTATCTATCTCTTCAAAGGTGACAGTGTTCGTCGCAGCAAACTTATCCAGCGAACGTTTCCCGACAACACCGGCAGATCAACACGCCGCGCACAGGCGACCGGGGATGTGCCTCTTTATCTTCTCCAGACCGATGCCCTTAAAGACCGGGTGAACAATGCGCTGTGGCGTGATTCACCCGGCCCTGGCTATGTGCATTTCCCCGCCTGGCTGGGCAGCTGGTTCTATGACGAACTGACATATGAGGAACGCTCGAATGAAGGGAAGTGGAGTAAGCCCGGCCGGGGCGCAAACGAAGCATTTGACCTGCTCGTTTATGCAGATGCGCTCGCCATCCTTAGTGGATACGAAAAAATTAAATGGCCGTCAGCTCCTGAGTGGGCACGGCGGGAAACGTGGATCGAGGACACGCAGACGGAAACTGGCGAAGTGCCATCCCCGTCGCCTGCGCCGAAATCTAAATCAAAACCAAAACGTGAGAAGCCCGTAACTGAACAGGCTAATCCGTGGTCTTCGTCAGGAGGTTGGGTGTGAGTCCAGCTGATATTCAAAACATGATCGACCGCTACGCTGCTGCAGAGCTGTCTGTTCTGGAAGGAAAATCAATCACTTTCAACGGGCAGCAGATGACGCTCGAAAACCTGTCGGAAATCAGAAAAGGCCGTCAGGAATGGGAGCGACGACTGGCAACGCTCAATAACAAACGCCGCGGGCGACCCGGCTACAGGCTGGCGAGGTTTGGATGAGTTTTTTAGATGATGCGATTGGCCTGTTTTCACCAGGCTGGAAAGCCTCACGCCTGCGTGCCCGTGCGGTTATTAAGGCGTATGAGGCGGTAAAGCAAACGCGTACCCACAAAGCCCAGAAGGAAAATCGCTCAGCCGATCAGCTCAGCCAGATGGGGGCGGTTTCACTGAGGCAGCAGGCGCGCTGGCTGGACAACAACCACGATCTGGTAATCGGCGTTTTCGACAAGCTGGAAGAAAGGGTGGTGGGTGCAAAGGGCATCATAGTTGAACCGCATCCGATGCTGACTAACGGGAAGATAGCTAAAAAGCTGGCCACTGATATCCGCAGAAAGTGGGGCGAATGGTCCGTAAGACCCGATGTTACAACCCCGTTTACCCGCCCCATGCTGGAGCGGCTGATGCTGCGAACGTGGCTCCGGGACGGTGAGGTATTTGCTCAGCTGGTTCGCGGTACCGGAAATGGTCTTCAGCCGGTTGCTGGCGTGCCGTTCTGGCTGGAAGCGCTGGAGCCGGACTTCGTGCCGATGAACAGCGATGCCGCCACCCAGCTCAATCAGGGCGTTTTTGTCGATAACTGGGGGCGCCCGAAAAAATATCAGGTCTATAAAAGCCTGCCGGTGTCCGGGCGACAGTTCGATACGAAAGAGATAGATGCTGAGAACATGCTTCATCTCAAATTCACACGACGCCTGCACCAGACCCGCGGAACGTCTCTATTGTCAGGTGTTCTGATGCGTCTGAGCGCGCTGAAAGAGTACGAGGACTCGGAGCTTACTGCAGCAAGAATTGCTGCGGCGCTCGGCATGTATATCAAAAAAGGCGACGGACAGAGTTTCGATTCAGATTCCAGCAGCGATGACCGCGAGCTGATGATTCAGCCAGGGATGCTGTATGACGAACTGCAGGCCGGGGAAGAAATCGGGATGATTAAATCTGATCGCCCGAACCCTAACCTCGAATCGTTTCGTAATGGACAGCTGCGGGCGGTATCTGCGGGCAGCCGCCTCAGTTTTTCCAGTACATCCAGAAACTACAACGGCACATACAGTGCCCAGCGGCAGGAGCTTGTCGAGTCAACAGACGGATATCTGATTCTGCAGGACTGGTTCATCGGTTCAGTGACCCGGCCAATGTACCGGGCCTGGTTGAAGATGGCTATTGCTGCCGGAGAAATCAAGCTGCCGAGAGGCATCGATATGGACACGCTGTATAACGCGGTTTATTCGGGACCCGTTATGCCGTGGATTGATCCCGTTAAAGAAGCCAATGCCTGGAAAACGCAAATCCGCGGCGGTGCGGCAACCGAATCCGACTGGATCCGTGCCAGCGGTCGCAACCCGGATGATGTTAAGTCACGCCGTAAAGCGGAGGTTGACGAGAACCGAGAACAGGGCCTGGTGTTTGACACCGACCCCGCCAATGATAAAGGAGGCACCAGTGCCGAAGCCAAAGAACCGGGCGCGCCACCGTCCGAAAGCCAGCGCAAAAAGTAATTCGTGGTTCCGCATGCAGGCCAGAAATAACAGCGAGGCCGACATTTTTATTTATGACGAAATCGGGTACTGGGGCGTAACGGCGAAACAGTTCGTCAATGATCTCCGGGCACTTGGTGACATCACCCACATCAACCTTCACATCAACTCACCCGGTGGTGATGACTTCGACGGTATTGCTATCTATAACGCGCTGAAGCACCACGGTGCGGCGATTACCGTTCATATCGACGGTCTGGCGGCCTCCATGGCCTCGGTGATCGCGATGGTAGGCAATCCGGTCATCATGCCTGAAAACACGATGATGATGATCCATAAGCCCTGGGGGTTTGCTGGTGGTGATGCGACTGATATGCGCGACTATGCGGATCTTCTCGACAAGATTGAATCCGTTCTTATCCCGGCTTACGCGCAGAAAACCGGGAAATCCACCGAAGAAATTGCGGCAATGCTGGAAGACGAAACCTGGATGAGCGGCAGCGAATGCCTTGAACTGGGTTTTGCCGACCAGGTGACTCCATCCCTGCAGGCTATGGCCTGTATCCATTCAAAACGTATTGAGGAATTTGAAAAAATGCCAAAAAGCATTCGCAACATGATCACCCCGCCGCGCAATACTACCCAGCGTGACCCTGTTATTACCCAGCCTCAGGCACCGCAGGCAAAAACTGACCCGGCGCCGGATGAAAATGCGATCCGCGCGCAGGTACTGGCTGAGCAGAAAGCCCGTGTTAACGCCATCGGTGATCTCTTTGCCATGTTCGGTAATAAACACACGGAACTGCAAAATCAGTGCGTGGCCGACGCTGATTGTTCCGTTGATAAGGCGAAAGATTTGCTGCTGGCAGAGCTCGGTAAAACGGCCACGCCATCCAACAAAACCACACAACAGCATATTTATGCGGGCAACGGTAATTTCGTTGCGGATGGTATTCGCCAGGCGCTGATGGCGCGTGCCGGTTTTGAAGGCCAGGAGCGGGATAACGTTTATAACGGTATGACGCTGCGCGAGTATGCGCGCATGGCCCTGACAGAAAAAGGTATCGGTGTATCCAGCTACAATCCGATGCAGATGGTTGGCCTGGCGCTGACGCACAGCACCTCTGACTTTGGCAATATTCTGCTGGATGTGGCGAACAAAGCGCTGCTTCAGGGCTGGGAAGAATCCCAGGAAACCTTCGAACTGTGGACCAAAAAAGGCCAGCTGTCAGACTTCAAAACGGCGCATCGTGTCGGTATGGGTGGTTTCCCTTCTCTGCGACAGGTTCGCGAGGGGGCGGAATACAAGTACGTCACTACCAGTGATAAAGGCGAAACCATCGCGCTTGCCACTTATGGTGAAATTTTCTCTGTTACCCGCCAGGCGATCATTAACGACGATCTGAACCAACTCACCGACGTGCCGATGAAGATGGGGCGCGCGGCGAAGGCAACGATTGGCGATCTGGTCTACGCCATCCTGACCAAGAACCCGAAACTTTCCGACGGCAAGGCGCTGTTCCATGCCGATCACAAGAACCTGAGTGCGGGAGCAATTTCCGTTGCCAGCCTGGACGAATCGCGCAAGCTGATGCGCCTGCAGAAGGAAGGGGAGCGTACCCTGAATATCCGTCCGGCCTTCATGCTTGTACCTGTAGCTCTGGAAACCCTGGCGAATCAGACTATCAAGTCAGCCAGTGTTAAAGGTGCTGATATTAATGCCGGCATCGTAAACCCGATCCAGAACTTTGCAGAGGTCATCGCTGAACCACGTCTGGATGAAGCGGATGCGAAAGCCTGGTATCTGGCCGCCGCGAAGGGCACCGACACCATCGAGGTTGCTTATCTCAACGGTGTCGATACGCCTTACATCGATCAGCAGGAAGGCTTCACCACTGATGGCATCGCAACGAAAGTGCGTATTGATGCCGGTGTGGCGCCGCTGGACTATCGCGGCATGACCAAATCCACTGGTCAGTAAAAAACAGTCCTGACAATCAGACGCCCGTAAGGGCTTTTTTTATACCTGAAACCAGCCCCGCAAGGGGCTGAATGGAGAAGTTATGGCTAAGAACTACGCGCAGGACGGGAAAACAATCCCTCTGGTAAACAGCGGTGCAACCGATATTCAGAGCGGCGACCCGGTTGTTGTTGGAAAACTTATCGCGGTGGCAATTACCAATATTCCGGCAGGCGATACCGGGGACGGTTTTACTGAGGGTGTTTTCCTCCTGCCAAAAGTATCCGCAGATGCGGTTACTGCAGGGGCGCAGGTGTATCTGAAGGACGGCAAAATCACGATCGATGAAACTGATGCCGTTGCCGCAGGCATCGCCTGGGAAGATGCACCGGCAAACACCACCGTTGTTGAAGTGAAGATTAATGTCTAATCCCTTTGACCGGATGGCGGCTCGCATGGACGCGGCCACCATAAAAAAGATGGGGAAAACGGCTCTTATTAACGGGATCACATACAACGTTATCTCTGCTGAGATGCTTGAAGAGATGGGCCCGTTATCAGGGAATTTACGGTCTCTGGTGGTATTCAGTGGAGAATACACCCCACGGCGAAACGATGAAGTGGTCTGGGAAGGCAAAAACTGGACCGTCACACGTCACGAACTGTTTAACGGGAAACCTCGTATCTTCATTGAGTAGGAGGGGCTATGTCGATCAAAGGCCTCGAGCAGGCTATCGCAAACCTCAACAGCATCAGCAAAACGGCCGTACCACGTGCCTCTGCCCAGTCGGTTAACCGTATTGCCGGGCAGGCCATCAACCGAAGCGTTTCTGTCGTTTCGAAATCGACTCGAGTACCTCGAAAACTGGTTAAGCAACGTGCCCGGTTACGGCGGGCTACCGTCAGTAAACCACGCGCACTTATTCGGGTGAACCGGGGAAATCTCCCCGCCATAAAACTCGGTCCCGCCAGTGTTCGTCTGTCCCGCAGAAAACGGGATAAGTCGGGTGCAAACAGTGTGCTCAGAATAGGCCCGTTTCGTTTTCCAGGCGCTTTTATCCAGCAACTGGCAAATGGTCGATGGCATGTGCTGCGACGCACCACAAAGAACCGCTACCCCATTGAAGTGGTCAGCATTCCCCTGGCTGTTCCCCTTACAGAGGCCTTCCGTGCGGAGCTACCCCGGCTTATGGACGAAAACATGCCAGCAGTTATGCGCCAGAACCTGCAAAACCAACTGAGGTTGATACTCAAACGATGAAACACCCGCAGATACGCGCCGCCGTTCTGACGGCCCTGAAACGCAGTATTACAGAGCAAATAACCTGGTTCGACGGCCGTCCGGGATTTCTGGAAGAAGAAGATCTGCCTGCTGTAGCCGTCTATCTGACAGACGCGAGAGCTTCAGAAGATAGCGTGGATGAAGATATGTGGACTGCACTGCTGCATATCGAGGTATTTCTGAAGGCAAAAGAGACCGATTCCGCTCTGGATGCCTGGATGGAAGAAAAAGTGTACCCCGCTCTGGCTGATATCCCAGAATTGCTGCCCCTAATCGAACTGATGAATGCAAATGGCTATGACTATCAGCGAGATGAGGAAGTGATGATGTGGGGATCAGCCGATCTCAGTTATTCAATCAGCTATGTAATGTGAGGATCCTATGGCTACACCAAACCCGCTGGCGCCAACAAAAGGTGCCGGTACCACTCTCTGGGTTTACACCGGAACCGGTGACCCCTATGCCAATCCGCTTTCAGATGTTGACTGGCTGCGTCTGGCAAAGATTAAAGACCTGCAGCCCGGTGAACTGACGGCTGAATCTGAAGATGACACCTACCTCGATGATAAGAATGCCGACTGGGCATCAACCATGCAGGGGCAGAAATCAGCCGGTGAAACCAACCTGACGCTCGCATGGCTGCCGGGGGATGCAGGTCAACAGGACCTGGTGAACTGGTTCGATGAGGGCACCGTGAGGGGATATAAAATCAAATACCCAAATGGTGTTGTCGATGTGTTTAAGGGTTGGGTGAGTAGCCTCGGTAAAACCATTACCTCCAAAGAGGTCATGACCCGCACGGCCAAAATCACAAACAACGGCAAACCATCGCTGGCAGAGGACAGCGGTACCGCGCCGATTGCTGTCACGGGGATCAGTCTGGATAAATCTACTGCAGCTGTCGCGGTCGCAGCCACAACGCAACTGGTGGTTTCTGTCCTGCCGGCCAGTGCGTCAGATAAATCCTTCCGCGTAGCCAGCTCTGATCCTTCAAAAGCAACGGTCACCGTTAACGGCAATACCCTGACTGTCACCGGCGTGGCGGCGGGCACCGTCGAAATCATCGTTATGAGCAATGACGGTAACTTTGTGGCGATCTGCAAAGTCACTGTTTCCTGATAACCGGGGCGTGAGCCCCGTTCCGACCCGGAGTAAATATGTTTCTCAAGAGCGAACTGCTGGAAAGTAACGGCAGCAGCGTCACATTGTTCCAGCTTTCGGCGCTTCAGCGTATTGAATACCTCGAATACCTGAAGCAGCTGGAGGCAGTTGAAGCAGGCGATTTTCAGGCAGCCATCACCCTCACCGTAAAAAGTGGGGCGTTCCTCGTGGCGATGTCGCTCTGGCATGGCCACGAACTGAAAGGCTCCCAGGGAGAAAATGCGGCGGCGGAAGTGGCAAAGATTCAGGATGAGGTCATGCAGTCATGGCCGACCGAACTTGTTGCCGAAGCGGAATATAAGGTGAAACTCCTGTCCGGGATGATTGCGCCGGTAACTGATGACCAGGCAGCGTCCGGCGAAGAAGGTAATGAACCCGCTGAACCCGTTACTGCGGAAAAGTCCTCGCCAGTGAGCTGAATTTTGCCATGAAACTGGCGCGTGAGTTCGGTCGCCCGGACTGGCGTGCCATGCTTGCTGGCATGTCCTCAACGGAGTATGGCGACTGGAAAATCTTCTATCAGGACAATTACTTTCATGATGTGCAGCTGGACGCTCACTTCTCCGGCTTGCTCTACACCATCTCAACCCTGTTTTTTGCCGATCCGGAGTTAACCCCGGACAGTTTCAGCATTCTTGCTACTGCACCGGAACCCATCGACATTGATGAACCGGATGACAATACGCTGATGGCGAAGGCTGCAGGTATTTCAGGAGGCGTGCGCTATGGCCCAGACGGCAGTCGGTGATCTGGTCGTTAACCTTGACGTTAACTCGTCGAAATTCAGCGAGCAGCTTAACTACGTCAAAAAAGAATTAAAACAGACCGGCAATGCGGCAAACGACGAAGCGTTACGTATCCAGCAGTCCTTCAGCCGCCAGGAGAACGCCGCGCGTAAGGCCGGTATTTCAGTGGGTCAGTATAACGCCGCAATGCGCATGCTCCCGGCGCAGTTTACCGATGTGGCCACGCAGCTGGCAGGTGGGCAGAACCCCTGGCTGATTTTGCTTCAGCAGGGTGGTCAGGTTAAGGACTCCTTTGGCGGGATCATCCCGACATTCCGGGCGCTGATTGGGACGGTTTCCCCGTTGATGGTCGGCATTGGTGCATTGTCCGTTGCAACGGGCGCGTTGTTCTATGCCTGGTACCAGGGCTCTTCCACTCTGTCTGATTTCAACAAAACGCTGGTACTGTCGGGCAACACAGCCGGACTGACAGCTGACCGCATGCTGGCGCTGGCGCGGAACGGACAGGCAGCGGGGCTGACCTTCAACCAGACCAGTGAAGCGCTGACCGAGCTTATCAACGCGGGGGTGCGTGCTGGCTCGCGCTTTGATGACATGAGCCAGGCGGTGGCGCGGTTTACCGATGCCTCCGGCGTGCCGGTGGAGAAAGTCGCAGCAGCCTACGGCAAGCTCGCAACGGACCCGACATCGGGCCTGATCGCGATGGCCCAGCAGTTCCATAACGTTACCGCCGAACAGATTGCCCATGTGGCGCAGCTGCAGCGTGCCGGTGATGAGGCTGGCGCACTGCAGGCGGCTAACGAGGCTGCTACAGCCGGATTCAACGATCAGACCAAAGCCATCCGCGACAATATGGGGACGATTGAATCTTCAGCGGACTCCCTGAAGCGCGCCTTCAAGTCGATGTGGGATGCAGCCCTGGATATTGGCCGACCTGACACCGCGCAGGAGATGGTGGCAAAAGCCGAAGCCGCGTTCAAAAAAGCCGATGAAATCTGGAACCTGCGTAAAGGTGATCGTTATGTCAATGATGAGGCCCGCGCCCGATTCTGGAATGACCGCGAAACGGCCAGACTGGCGCTGGACATGGCGCAGCAGCAGGCGGGAATTGCCAGGGCGAATGAAGAGAATGCATCGCGTGAAGCGGCTGCGGAATCGGATCGCCAGAAGTATGCTGCGCAGGCACAGGCAAACTATGCCAAAAGCCAGACGGCCCTGGAAAAATACACTGCAAGGCAGAATGAACTTAACAAGGCGCTGAAAGAGGGGCGGATCCTCCAGGCTGACTACAACATCAACCTGGCTGCCGCGAAAAAAGAGTACGAAGACACCCTTAAAAAGCCGAAGAAGACCCCGGCAATCAGAACCCCCGCAGGTGCCCGTGCCACCGATACGGCCAGCGCCCAGACGCTGGAGCTGCAGGTACAGCTGCGCACCCTGCAGGAGCATAAGAGCATCAATGACACCATCAGCCAGCAGCGTCAGGAGCTGTGGCGTCAGCAGTCCCGCTTTACGGTTATGGAAGAGGCCGCGAAGACCCGGACGCTTTCTGCTGAGGAAAAATCCCTGCTGGCCAGTAAAAGCGAGGTGCTTTCCCGGGCGGAGCTGAATGCGAAGCTTGGTGATCAGATAGTGGCGCAGGAGCGGCTTAATCGCCTGCAGGATACGTCCCAAAAATACGTCACGCAGATCGGCGAGAAAACCCGAGCCCTGGCGGAAAGTGCTGGTATGAGCAGTCGTGCAGCACAACGTCGCAATGAAGAGGCCCAGCTTCTTCAGGGCTGGAAAAATGGTGGCGGGTCTGAGAACGACGCTGGTTATCAGAATGAGCTGCAGGCGCTGCAGGCGTATTACGCCGAGCAGGATAAGCTGCGGGACGACTGGCAGTCCGGGGCCAAATCCGCATGGGCAGATTATGTTGATTCTGCTTCTGATGCTTATGGCCAGATGAAGTCGTTTGCCACCAGTACGTTTGATGGCATCGGGCAGAATATGGCTGACATGCTGACGCGCGGAAAGGCTGACTGGGCTGACTTTACCCGATCCACGCTCTCCATGCTGACACAGATCCTGATGAAGCAGGCGCTGGCCGGCCTGGTGGATTCAGCGACAACCGCGCTGGGATTTGCAGGTGGGGGTTATACCGGTTCAGGCGGGAAATATGAGCCTGCAGGTGTCGTTCACCGTGGTGAGTTTGTCTTCACCAAAGAGGCTACCAGCCGGATCGGCGTCGGCAACCTTTACCGGATGATGAAAGGGTACGCCACGGGTGGGTATGTCGGAGGTGGCGGAACAGGTCCAGCTGCAGCACCTTTCAGTGTCAGTGTATATGCCCCGGTGACGGTCGAGAATGCCTCCGGTGGCGCACAGCAGCAAAATGACGGAGACAGGCTGGGTAAGGCGTATCAGCAGGTGATTAACAAATCTGTCAACGATGGTATCGCCAGGGCAATCCAGCCCGGTGGGCTTATCTGGAATGCGACCAATCGCAGGTAACAGTTATGACGATAGAAACATTCTCCTGGGGTATTAAGGTCTCCAGCCAGCCCACAGAGGGAAGCAAAGACACCGTCAGGAAGGTCCAGTTCGGCGACGGGTACGCACAGGTGAGCGGCTCAGGTCTGAATGATGAAATTCGCACCTATGAATTTTCCTTCTCAGGAGATCCGACTACAGCGAATGAAATTCATGCCTTCCTTCGGCGGCATAAAGTGAAGTCGTTTATTTTCACTCCACCTTTCGGCGATACCGCACTGTGGCGTGTCGAGGCTGACACGCTCAAAAAGGTGGTTAAAAACGTAAAAGTGATAACCGTAACCGCAACGTTTGAACAGGCATTTGCACCATGAGTCTTAATGCTGATTATCAAAAACTTGAGCCGGGCAATGAAGTCCGGCTTTTTTCTGTCGATGGTACAGCGTTCGGTATGTCAGATGTGCTCCGCTTCCACGCACACAATATCGCACACACCCCGGAAGAGATTGAAGCCGCAGGCGGCGACGAGAATAAACTTCCGGCGAAGTCCATCTGGTGGCAGGGAGAGGAGTATAAAGCCTGGCCGTGTCAGGTGGAGGGTATTGAGGCGACCACTGACGGTACCAGCCCACAGCCAAAATTGACGGTGGCGAACCTGGACAGTTCGATCTCAGCGCTCTGTCTGGCGTATGACGATCTGCTGCAGGCGAAAGTGAGTATCCACGACACGCTGGCACAGTATCTGGACGCCAGAAATTTTCCGCAGGGCAACCCCACCGCAGACCCGTCACAGGAAAAGCTGAAGGTCTTTTATATCGACGCCAGAAGTACCGAGACGGATGAAGCTGTTGAATTTACGCTTTCCAGTCCGATGGATTTACAGGGGCAGATGATACCGACGCGGCAGCTGCATTCGTTATGCAGCTGGTGCATCCGGAACAAGTACCGGACCGGTGACGGCTGCGACTATGCCGGAACGCGCTACTTCGACAAAAACAATAATCCGGTTGACGATCCTTCGCTGGATGTCTGCAACGGCACGCTGACAGCCTGCAAGCTCCGGCACGGAGACAGCAACGAGCTGCCGTTCGGCGGTTTCCCCGGTACATCTCTTATCAGGAGTTGATATGCGCCAGAAAACCATTGATGCCATCATGGCACACGCTGCAGCGGAATATCCGCGCGAGTGCTGCGGCGTGGTGGCACAGAAAAGCCGGGTTGAGCGCTATTTTCCCTGCCGTAACCTCGCAGCAGAGCCGACAGAACATTTTCACCTTTCACCCGAAGATTATGCAGCTGCAGAAGACTGGGGGACGGTGGTGGCCATTGTTCACAGTCACCCTGACGCGACGACGCAGGCCAGCGAGTTGGATAAGGCGCAGTGTGATGCAACGCTGCTGCCCTGGCATATAGTGAGCTGGCCAGAGGGGGACTTACGCACCATTCAGCCGCGCGGGGAACTGCCATTGCTTGAGCGTCCGTTCGTCCTTGGCCACTTCGATTGCTGGGGTCTGGTAATGAGCTATTTCCGGCAGACCCACGGTATCGAGCTCCACGATTACCGGGTCGATTATCCCTGGTGGGAAAACGACTATACGGACAACTTTTACCAGGATTGCTGGTATGAGTGTGGGTTCCGGGAGTTCGACGGGCCGCCACAACCAGGCGATATAGTGATCATGCAGGTCCAGGCCGATAAGTGGAATCACGCGGGGATCCTGCTTGAGGGCAATATGCTACTGCATCATTTGTACGGTCATCTTAGCCAGCGCGTGCCATATGGTGGCTACTGGCAGGAAAGAACAATGAAAGTACTTCGGTACAAAGTATTTTGTTAATTCTATAGTGGTTAAGTTGTTAATTACTCACTCCATAACTTCATGTTAGTATTCCTCTGATATTTTCAATGAAAGGGAAGCTTAATTGTGAAAAAAATATTGTTCTCTGGTCTTGTGGTGCTTGCCACCGCTGGATGTGCTGATAATAGGCCAATGCCGGTATTAGATACTAAGCCTGTCACATGTTCATCAGAGGCTGAATGTAGTTATCTTTGGTCGAAGGTTCCTCAGCATTTGGAGTTTGCAACAAAAATGAGAGTAGAATCAGCTAACGATACATTTATAACAACATTCCCACCTATTGATACAAGGCAACTTGCAGGACGGGCATCTAAGGTTAAACAGTCCGGCGATACGGCAATAAATGCTGAATTCCAATGCCATCGACATTATGGGCAGAAGGATTGTGAAAGGGCGGTAATTAATGCTACAAATTTCTTTAATCAAGCAATGAGCATTGAAAAGAAACATTTTAATAAATAAACACCTAAATAAATCAACCAAATTAAACCGCTTCGGCGGTTTTTTTACGTGGGGGGATTATATGCAAGAGGTCATGAGTCGAATTGAATTAGGCAGTGTTCTTGGAAAAACGTTTGGCAAAGTTCACTACCGTCTGATATCCCGCGTAAGCGAAGCAGGCGTTGCACTCGCAAAAACCATTCCTGGATTTGAGCAGTTTATGATTTCCAGCCAACGCCGTGGGCTCACATACTCCGTGTTTAAGGGTAAAAAAAACATCGGTGTGGATGACCTTGGCTTCCCGATTACCGGCGAGGTTATTCGCATTGTTCCGGTAATCATCGGGAGTAAAAAAGCCGGTTTGATTCAAACTATCCTGGGCGCAGTATTAGTGGTTGCATCGATTTGGATGCCGGGTCTGAGTATAGCTGCCAGCAATATGATGTTTGCTGCTGGCGCGTCCATAACACTGGGGGGCGTAGTCCAGATGTTATCCCCTCAATCAACCGGGCTGGCCAGCAAACAGAGCTCAGATAACCGCGCCTCATACGCATTCGGCGGAGTAACCAACACTGCTGCACAGGGCTATCCGGTACCGCTTCTTTATGGTCGCCGACGCATAGGCGGCGCAATTATTTCAGCCGGGATTTACGTTGAGGATCAACAATGAAGAAATACTTAAGATTGACCATTTCAGGCCTGCATCGCGTTGATGACGGAATCCTAATCGGCGGAAATGCGACAGTAATAGTAAACCGTGGCGGAGAGGTTATTTGTCGCGAGACATTTTCTGGCAAAGTTTCCGATAAATATTCAAAGCTATATGAAGTTGAAGATACCGGTATTCCAGTATCAGTAACGTCGTCCAGTGATTGTCAGTTTTTCAAAGCAGAAGCTGATTTTGTAAACCCATTTAGCGAAACAAATATCTGATTAATCTTCTCTTGCAATAAGCCACCGCAGGGTGGCTTTTTTTATGGTCGCAATATGGCTACATCTACTCCGATTAGAGGCCGCAAGGGCGGCAGCTCAAGTTCCCGCACCCCGACTGAACAACCAGACGACCTCCAGTCCGTAGCAAAGGCCAAAATTCTTGTTGCGCTGGGAGAGGGGGAATTTGCCGGGCAACTGACGGCGAAAGATATCTATCTCGACGGCACACCACTGGAGAATGCAGACGGTTCGCAAAACTTCAGCGGCGTGGCGTGGGAATTCCGCCCGGGGACGCAGGCACAAAAATACATTCAGGGCATCCCCGGTACCGAAAACGAAATAAGTGTGGGCACCGAAGTTTCAAGCACCACAGCCTGGACGCACACCTTTACCAATACGCAGCTGTCAGCCGTTCGCCTGCGCCTGAAATGGCCATCGCTTTATAAACAGGAGAACGATGGCGATCTGGTTGGCTATTCAATTAACTACGCCATTGATCTGCAGACTGATGGTGGTACCTGGAAGACGGTACTTAATACCAGCGTAACCGGCAAGACAACTTCCGGCTACGAACGCAGCCATCGCATCGACTTACCACAGGCAGGCAGCACATGGACGGTGCGCCTGCGTAAGCTCACGGCGGATGCCAACAGCGCGAAAATTGGCGACATAATGACGCTGCAGAGCTACACAGAGGTTATCGACGCCAAACTGCGTTATCCAAATACCGCGCTGCTCTACATCGAATTCGACTCAAGCCAGTTTAACGGCTCTATCCCGCAAATATCCTGCGAACCGCGAGGACGTGTAATCCGCGTTCCGGATACGTATGACCCGGAGACCCGCACCTATAGCGGCACATGGACGGGGGTTTTTAAGTGGGCGTGGACGGATAATCCGGCCTGGATTTTTTACGATCTGGTGGTGAGCGACCGCTTTGGGCTGGGCAATCGCCTGACGGCGGCCAATATTGATAAATGGACGCTTTACCAGGTCGCACAATATTGCGATCAGCCGGTTCCCGATGGTAAAGGCGGTAGCGGCACCGAGCCTCGTTATACCTGCAACGTGTACGTGCAGGAGAGAAATGACGCCTATACCGTGTTACGTGATTTTGCGGCGATATTCCGGGGCATGACGTACTGGGGTGGCGATCAAATCGTTGCGCTTGCGGATATGCCCCGCGATGTGGATTACATCTACACGCGTGCAAACGTGGTTGATGGCCGCTTTACCTATTCGGGCAGCACCACCAAAACCCGATATACCACGGCACTGGTTTCCTGGTCCGATCCGGGTAATGCCTACGCAGACGCGATGGAGCCGGTTTTTGAACAGGATCTCGTCGCTCGCTTTGGTACAAACCAGCTCGAAATGACAGCCATTGGCTGCACCCGGCAGTCAGAGGCAAACCGAAAGGGGCGCTGGGGGATTCTCACCAACAACAAGGATCGCGTTGTTTCGTTTGATGTCGGGCTGGACGGCAACATTCCGCAGCCGGGGTACATCATCGCCGTGGCAGACGAGCTGCTTTCCGGAAAGGTTATGGGCGGACGCATCAGCGCCGTTAACGGTCGCGTTATCAAACTTGACCGCGTGGCAGATGCGACAGCAGGTGATCGCCTTATTCTCAACCTACCTTCCGGAGCGTCGCAGAGCAGGACCATTCAGGCCGTGAACGGTGAATCAGTCACAGTCACCACGGCATACAGTGAGACGCCACAGGCTGAAGCTGTTTGGGTGGTTGAATCTGACGAGCTTTACGCTCAGCAGTATCGCGTTGTCAGCGTAAGCGATAATGATAATGGCACCTTCTCGATCACCGCCGCATGGCACGATCCGGATAAATATGCCCGTATCGATACTGGCGCGATTATCGACCAGCGGCCAATAAGTGTAATACCTCCTGGTAATCAGTCCCCGCCAGCTAACATCGTGATCAGCTCGTTTTCTGTTGTTCAGCAGAATATCAGCGTCGAGACCATGCGCGTCAGCTGGGACCAGGCGCAGAACGCTATCGCCTATGAGGGGCAGTGGCGCCGCAATGACGGAAACTGGGTGAACATGCCTCGCAGCTCCACCACGTCATTTGACGTCCCGGGGATTTATGCCGGGCGCTACCTGGTGCGCGTGCGCGCAATCAATGCCGCAGAAATTTCATCCGGATGGGGCTATTCAGAAGAGAAAACGCTTACGGGTAAAGTGGGCAATCCGCCGAAACCGGTCGGCTTCATCGCTTCTGATAATGTGGTTTTCGGTATCGAGCTTAGCTGGGGATTCCCGGCGAACACCGACGACACGCTGAAGACGGAAATTCAGTACAGCCCGACCGGGACGGAAGACGATGCGATGCTGCTGGCAGACGTACCCTATCCGCAGCGCAAGTATCAGCAGATGGGCCTTAAGGCTGGGCAGATTTTCTGGTACCGCGCTCAGCTGGTGGACCGCAGCGGCAACGAATCAGGGTACACAGACTGGGTGCGCGGGCAGGCGAGCATCGATGTATCCGATATCACCGATGCGATTCTGGAGGAGATTAAAGATTCTGAGGTATTTAAGGATCTGATTGAGAGTGCTGTAGACAGTAGCGAGAAACTGGCCGAACTTTCTGATGCGATTAAGGAGAACGCCGATGGTCTGGCTGCGGCAGTAGGCTCGAATAAACAAACAGCAGAAGCAATTATCGGCAATGCGCTGGCTATTGCTGATGTTGTCGTACGCCAGACTGCACAGCAGGGGGCTAACTCTGCGACATTCGAACAGCTCCGCGAGGTGATCGCCACTGAGACTGAGGCGCGTGTAACTGATGTAACCCGTCTGGATGCAAAGACCGAGCAAAACGAAGCGGGTATTACCGAGGTTCGACAGGCTCTGGCAACAGAAGCGGAATCACGAGCTTCTGAGATCAGCCAGCTGACCGCCGCCACGAAGGTTGCTTCTGATAAAGCGGATTCTGCTGCTGCAGTCGGTGCGCAGAATACAGCTTCAATCACCAACCTTAGCCAGGTTGTCACGGACCTGGATTCATCAATGGCGTCACGACTTGAAGAGCTTGGAGCGAAAACTGACAAGGCCAGCGGAGGTATTCAGAACAATGCTATTGCGCTAATAACGAGTACGCTGGCGCAGGTTGATCAGCAGGTGAGACTCAGCGCGCAGTACGGTGACAGCAAGGCCAGTATCGATCGTATTGATAACGTCATGGCAAGCGACAGGGAGGCAACAGCACGTTCGCTGCTAAGTTTGCAGACTGACGTGAACGGCAACAAGGCATCCATCAACAGCCTGAATCAGACGTTCTCGGATTACCAGCAGGCCACCGCCACGCAGATAAACGGCATCACGGCAACGGTGAACGGGCATACCTCAGCCATCACAACTAACGCTCAGGCGATAGCGAACGTAAATGGCGACCTCAGCGCGATGTACAACATCAAGGTGGCTGTAGATGCCAACGGACGTCAGTATGCAGCCGGGATGGGCATAGGCGTGGAAAATACCCCTGGAGGTATGCAGTCACAGGTACTTTTCCTGGCGGATCGTTTTGCTGTGATGATGCAGGCAGGATCTACGCCTACCATCGTATTCACCACGCAAAATGGTCAGTTGATTATCCGAGATGCAGTTATCGGCGACGGAACGATCAGCAATGCCAAAATTGGTAGTTATATCCAGTCTTCGACATGGGATGGCAGCGGTAATGTTGGCTGGCATATTAATAAATCGGGTTACGCTGTATTTAATAACGTCACTATCCGTGGAACAGTATATGCAACAAATGGAAGCTTTAAGGGTAGTGTTGAGGCCACGACTTTTGTCGGTGATATAGCGAATATTGGAGTTGGAGCAGACGTTGTCGTTTCAGGCGCTACAACAGCTACCAGAGCGATAACATTCACAGACTCCTCTAATTCCTCGCTTGCGAAATCCGCCCTTCTCGAAGGTCTGATTTATGTGTCATCGCTTACCGGAACAACGGTCGTTAACATCACGCTCAATATCAATGGGAATATACGTGACCTTGGAAATATTAACGTACCGTCAGGGAATACTGGGATGTGGATATCGGTAAGGCATGCATTGAGAAACATCACCGCAAATACAGTTACGGGAACCATTACAGTCACAGGAAGCGGAACAGCAAGTAAGTCAATTACATCACCGACGTTAACCATTACCCGAGGTACCGGGTCGTTCTCATAATCCAATTAGACATTCAACACGATTAATAACCCGTCACTTTCGGCGGGTTTTTTATTGCCTGGAGAAAACATGATTTATACTACTGGCACTATCGCCATCAGCGGAAACACCCTTACAGGTACCGGCACAAACTTCACTGCTGCTGGTTCTCTTATTCGTAACGGCTGTACCGTCATCGCGCTTACCAGCCCAGCGCAGGTTTTCCAGATTACCGCGATTGGAAGCGCAACCTCTATCACCGTTACGCCAGCTGCTAACCCTGCTATCCCTGCGGGAACCAAATATGCCATTCTTCTGAGCGACAGCCTGAGCGTCGACGGTCTGGCGCAGGACATCGCTGAAACCTTCACTATGTATCAGCGTTACATGAGCGGTTTCGCTGATGTGATGAACGGTACTACAGACGTCACTATCACGATTAACGGTGTGGCCTTCTCGGTACCTGGTCAGAAATCGCTGGCGAAGAAAGGGGCAAACAGCGACATCACCAGCCTTTCCGGGCTGACTACCGCGCTTAGCGTTGGCCAGGGTGGAACCGGTGCAAAAACCAAGGAAGACGCTCGCACAAACCTCGGCTTAGGAGCTATGGCCACACAGGATAATGCAGCGGTTAACATCACGGGTGGTTCGGCAACTCTGACTAAACTGAACGTATCGAACAACAATGGTGAGCAGATCGAGTTAAAGCCAATTGCAGACAACCAAGCGAGTTATATCCGCGGTAAGACTTATACCGGCGATAATCTATGGTTCATGGGGAAAGGTAGTGCGGCTTCACTTGATGTGACGATGAGCGCATATCCCGGCAGCAACAGTTTTAACTTACTTGCGTCAGGGTCTGCCACCATAAGATGCTCAAGTGCTACATATACGTTTCAGACCAATGGGGTTGCCACAGCGACGACGTGGCAATCAACATCCGATCAATCAATAAAGAAAAACATAAAGTCAATCAGCAATCCTATCGACGTCTTAAATGCTTTGAATGGTTGCACATATCTGAAAAAAATGGATATTTACAGCGCTGAATCTGAATTTATTGAAGAGTCAGGTTTAATTGCTCAGGATATTTTAAAAGTCATACCCAGTGCGGTGAGTGATATGGGGCCAGGGTTCGACAAAGATGGTAATGAGGTTGAAAGTGTTCTTTGTGTCAACTACTCCGCTATCATTCCTTATCTCGTAGAAGCGATTAAACAATTAAATGCAGAGATCGAAAGACTGAAGTCGCCCACTGATTAATGTGGCTATATGCACGTTATAGAAAGCTTCTGGTGGGGCTTGCGTAAATAATTTTAGGGCAGCTATCCAACTGGCTGCCCGAGGTGGTGCTACCCATGCTGGCGAACAGTAGGAGATTCGGAGGTCAACCACATATCCGATTCGTCAAACATTTCCTCCAGCATGCGGTTCAGCTTTTCCCGATCGCTTTTGCTGGCATCACTATTTAAGCCGTTCGCCTGCATCGGCTTTACCTTCACTTCGGCATCAGGAAAAATCTGGTGCACCCGCTTCGTCAGCTCGGCCAGTATGATCTCTCTGGCCCCTTCGAGCCCCTCAACATTACGCTTGTCATAAACCAGTTCAACGAACATCACTCTCCCTCCTTCTTGACTTGCTCTAATGATATAAAAATACTACTGTATATACATACAGTCAATGGGCAACTGAGGGTGCTGCTATGCCTCGTCAATATGATATCCATGCGGCTTTTTTGGCGGCCATACAACAGAATCCGAAGGGCTATCTTTGTCTTAATACAAATAAATTTATTGCTGAATTACGCGATAGAAACTGGCATTTCAGCCAGGATGACGCCAATGCATGGATAGAGCGATACCAGCCAGGCTTCGCTGACAAGACGACAGACGGTAGCGACAACAGATACTGGATCCTGCGTAACATGGGGAGGGTGCACTGATGGGATTTCCTTCACCGGCGGCTGATTTCGTAGCACCGCGTTTATCTCCGGAAATTATCTGCGGGATCGGCATGGACAGCCGCATCCTCGAAACCTCGTCTGGCTTTGCGGTTATCGAGCCGTGCACCAGACTGGTACAGAATCAGGTTCTGCTAATCCTCAGCGGCGGACGGACTCAGTTTGCCAGGGTCATGGGCAGGGCGCTGATTTGTGATGATGGTGAGGCCATAGAAGGCGATGCATTAGATGATGTTAGCCTGGTTGGCGTGGTCACGCATACCATTAGCCCTGTATGGGTTGACGACAATCCGGTGATGTG